CTTCTGCTGGTGGTATCACTTATGGTGATGGTAAAGCATTATGCACCACTGATCATCCTACCTCAACAGGTGGTGATTTTAGGAATGAGCTTAGTGTTGCTGCTGACTTGAATGAAACTTCACTTGAGCAATCAATGATCGATATCGCTGCTTTTATTGATGAAAGAGGAATGAAAATTGCGGTACAAGGCCGTAAATTGATTATTCCACCTGAGTTGCAGTTTGTTGCAGAGCGTTTAATGGGTTCAAACCAACGTCCTGGAACTGCTGACAACGACGTCAATGCGATGCGAAGCATGGGTATGTTGCCAGAAGGTTATGTTGTAAATAACTTTTTGACAGATACTGATGCGTTTTTCATTAAAACTGACGCGCCTAATGGCTTTAAGCACTTTGAACGTACACCTTTGTCAACTTCTATGGAAGGTGACTTTGATACGGGCAATGTACGCTATAAAGCTCGTGAGCGTTACAGCTTTGGTGTATCTGATCCACGATGTGTATTTGGCTCTCCTGGAGCTGCATAAGCATCAATCAGTAAAGAAGAAGGGAGCTTGCGCTCCCTTTCTTTTTGCATTAACATTCTATTGTCCCTGACTACTCGCATCCCGTGAGTAGACATTAGCCAAGACAGGAGAAACAACATGGCCAACACAACTTTTACAGGACCAGTCCGCTCAGAGGGCGGTTTTGAAGTAATCACAAAAGCTGCAACAACAGGCGCAGTCACAACTAACTTAGACATAGATGCTAGTGGTAATATTACCGCTACAGGTGATGTCACTATTGGTGCCTCTGGTGCTTTAAAACTAACCTCTATTACAGCCACAACAGCTTCTATTACAGCTACCGCAGCAGCAAACACTGATACAGATATTGGTGATCAACCTGCGGGCACAGTAATAAAAGATTTTATAGTCATACCACAATCTGCTTTAACAACAGCAGGTTCTAGTGGTGATGATTTAGATATTAGTATTGGCACTGCTTCAGGCGGTGGTCAAATATTAGCTACTAAAGCCTTATTAGATGATGGTGGTAGTGCGGTAACAGCCGCAGCTAATGTACCATTATATATAATTGAAAACTGTGTTGGAGCTGCCGCACAAAAATTTGCAAATAATGGTACTGGACCAGCTACAAGTGAAGCCATGGAGCCTGCCGCAACATTACATAGTAGTGCTGCAAGAGATTTGTTTGTAAGGTTTACCCCTTTAGCCAATGACTTATCAGCGACAGGTGCAGTAAAAATCATTGTGGTATTCCAATACGTTTAATAACTAGGGGGTATAAGTTGTGGCTAATACGAAAGACCTTCAAGTCTTAGTTAATACTGACCGTAAATTAGTTATTAAATTTACAGAGTTTTGTGATGGCACAACGGCTACTAATACCCAAATCGTAGTAGATATTAGCGATTCATCCTACAACCACTCTGACGGTAGCTCCATGACAGGGGTTGCCGTTGAGCGGGTTTGGGCAGATTCTACACCAGCGGGTTTTGTAGCA